AAGTGGTTTATTCGTGCGGCCAACTCGAGTGTCGGTCACGGTATGTCTTGCGACCTGATCGTGGCAGACGAGATTTGGGATATTGGCTCAACGGTTATTGACGGCGGTTTACTGCCTGCCCAGCGCGCTCGACGTTCGCCATTGTTGTCGGCGTGGTCAACGGCAGGAACAGAGGCAAGCACCGCAATGCAACGCTGGCGAGAACAAGGCTTGCGATCTATTGACCGTGCTGAGCCGTCATCGCTGTACTTTGCTGAGTGGTCGCCGCCGCCTGACGTATCGCCTATGGACAGTCGCGCGTGGGGTTGGGCTAACCCAGCGCTAGGCAAAACTTTGACACTAAAAACAATTGAGGCCGAGAGCGAGAACCCTGACCGTGCATCATTTTTGCGTGCGTCATGCAACCTTTGGGTTGCGTCAGACAAGTCATGGATACAGCCGGGTTTGTGGCCTGAGCTGGAGTACACAGACCCTATGCCTGACGGCGGCACGGTCGCTATAGAAACCAGTTTGACCGACGACCGCTATTTTGCTACTCGAGCCGTTGTGCTTGACGATCGCCGCACCGTCGTGACCGTTGAGTTTGTGTGCGACACATACGACGAGATGTTGCAACACGTTGAGCGCCTAGCCAAAAACACGGCAATCAAATTTGCTATATCACCGTCTATAGATATTCATTGGCCGTTGGCGCTAGAGCGTCGCCGTGCAATTGTCGGCTATGGCGAGATACTTAAATTTACGCCGCGCATCAAGTCAATGATCCACGAAAAATTGTTGTGGCATACAGGCGAAAATATGCTTGCCGAACACGTACAACGCGCCGTCGCAGTACGCAGTCAAAACAGCATTGCGTTATCTAGCCAACGATCACCCGGCCCGATCGAGTTAGCGCGCTGTCTAGTTTGGTGCGCCGCACTTGCCAGCCGACCTACAGCAACAGGTAAACCTATGATCGTTGTAGCTAGTGGCTAGTATGCAAAACGGGTGGCCGTCGTTTACCTATGCTTTCTCGGTTACGTTTGCGGCGGCCACCTATCAACACGGGCAACCGGTACGCGTGGCATACTTAGCCAATGGCAATCTTTAGCAGGTCAATAAACAAAGCAGCGATATCGCCTGAGCCAACAAAAGCGGCAGCGGCTGGTAGTTATTACAGCAACAGCGTCAACAACGGTGGCGCAAACATGGGCGGTCAGTACTACTCGTACATAGAAGGCGACGCACGCAACCGTGCAATGAGCGTGCCAACCGTTAGTCGAGCGCGAGATTTAATGGCGTCAGTAATCGGCTGTATGTCGCTCAAGCAATATTCGTTGGTCTGGAACGGCGACGAAATGGAAAAATTGCCACAAGCACCGCGCACTTGGTTAAACAAAATTGACCCTACGTTGCCAAACAATTTTATTTTGTCGTGGACATTTGACGATTTATTTTTTTACGGTCGCGCGTTTTGGTACATTACGTCACGCACAGCCGACGGATACCCAGCGTCCTACACGCGTTTGCCTTCCGCGATGGTGCAGACACTCGATCAGTCCGGTCCGGTCTGGTTTGCGCCGTCAAAACAAATTATTTTTCAAGGCGGCAACCTAGACCCAAACGACGTTGTGCAATTCTTGTCGCCAATTCAAGGCATCGTTTATCAGTCAACGCAATCTGTATCTACGGCGTTACAACTTGAAGCAGCACGTCACAGAAACTCTACGTCAGCAATACCGGCAGGCATCTTGCGTCAAACTGGCGGCGAGCCTTTGAGCGCTCAAGAGTTAGCCGATCTTGCGGCTGCGTTTAACGTGGCGCGCGCAACTAATCAGACTGCGGCGCTTAACGAATTTGTGACTTACACAGAAGCAATGACTAGCCCTGACAAAATGTTGTTGATTGACAGCGCCGAATTCCAAGCAATGGAAATGGCGCGTTTGTGCAACATTCCGCCGTACCTTGCAGGCGTGTCGGTTGGCAGTTATTCGTACCAGTCGAGCGCCGAGGCGCGCATGGACTTGTGGACATTTGGCGTACGTGCTTACGCAGATTGCATTGCTGGCACATTGAGCGGTAACAACGTGCTACCTAACGGCACATATGTTGAGTTTGACGTAGAGCAATACTTGTCAGGTGAGTACTCAATGAGTGATTACCGTGAGGACAATTCCGAAACACAGATACCAAATGGAGTACTATAAATTTTATGATCAGATTAACCCCTTCACAGATCACGGTTGATGCAGCGGCGGCAGAGGGCTTGCCGTCGCGCTCATTATCAGGCGTGGAAGTTACATACGAAGCAACAGCGACAGTTAACGACGGCACTAAGGTACGATTTTTGCAAGGGTCGTTGCCAGTCACGGGGCGCGACCCGAAACTATTTATGCAACACGACAGCAATCAGATCGTTGGCAAAGTAGTTGAGCGCGTGGACACGCCACAAGGCATGATGTTTACGGCCAAGATCAGCGCCACTCGACTAGGCGATGAAGCTTTGACGCTTGCCAATGACGGCGTTATTGACGCAGTATCGGTAGGCGTAACCCCAACAAAGTTCAGTTATGACGAGGAAGGCGTGATGATCGTTGAGGCGGCCAACTGGCAAGAATTGTCGCTGGTCAGCGAGGGCGCGTTTAGCGGTGCAGTCATTACCGAGGTTGCGGCCAGCAAGCCTGACGAGGTAGCCGAGGGTATCCCCGAAACAGAATTAACTAATGCTATACAATCAGAACAAGACGATCAAAAGGACAAAGACATGACCGACAAAATTGAAACACCAGTAGCAGAAGCAGCCGCAAGCACAGTTGAAAAATTGTGGGCGCAACCTGCACGCGAATTTAAGATGCCAACAGCAGCCGAATATTTGGTTGCGATGAACGCAGGTGGCGACACTTTTGCAAACGTCAACGCGGCATACAAAGCAGCAGTTAGAAAACAACAGTCAGCGTTGCAAGCAGCAGCAGGCGACATTTTGACAACTGATACACCGGGTCTTTTGCCAGTTCCAGTTCTTGGGCCATTGTTTCAAGACTTGAACTTTGTGCGACCAGTTGTCAGCGCATTTGGTGCGCGTGCAATGCCAAATACACCGTCAAAAACTTTTGTGCGACCAACAATTACAACACACACTTCGGCCGCAACACAAACCGAAGGTTCGGCAGTTAGCGCAACGACAATGGTTATCGCATCAAACACAGTTACAAAAACAACTGTTGCTGGTCAAGTAACAATCACTCGACAGGACATGGACTTTACAGACCCAGCATCAATGCAATTAATCTTGAACGATCTTGCAGGCGAATATCTCATCAAAACTGATGACGTTGCAGCCGACGCGCTCGTTGCAGGTAAGACAGCGACAGGCTCAACATGGACAGTCACAGCCGACAACCCATCATCGTTAATCAGCGCGCTGTATGACGCAGCACGCGAGATCGCTGAGGACTCAAACTACTTCCCAACACATTTGTGCGTGTCGCCTGACGTGTGGGAAAAACTTGGTTCACAGTTAGACGGTTCAAAGCGACCAATACTTGGTTACGTAACTGACGGCATCATGGGTCAGAACTCAATCGGCAAAGTCGGCGGCATGGGCTACAACAACATGAACGTAATGGGCTTGCAACTGGTAGTTGACAACAACTTCGCAAGCGGCACAATGCTTGTTGTTTACGCACCGGGCTTTGAGATCTACGAAGCACAACAAGGCATCTTGTCTGTTGATGTTCCGTCAACTCTCAGTCGCACATTTAGTTACTACGGTTACTTCTCAACATTTGTTGCCAAGTCATCGTTTATTCAGGGCATCGTAATCGCCTAGTCGCATGGCGGCTACACCGCTATGGCGACCTATCTAACAGCGTCAAAACAGTTACTAAATAACTACGCCTGCATATCTACGCTCGAGCCAACCGACATACAGGTTGGCGACAGCATCGTTGTCGCAAGCATTGCCGCACCGTTTAACGGCACGTTCACCGTGTTGTCATGCCCACAATACGAATACACAGGCATAGATAGCACTACAGGCGAATGGCTGTTTAACGAGAACGTACCGCGCGCTAATCAAGTGCTGTACGCCTGCACAGGCTCGGCAGTCGAGTACAGCGCGTTTTACACCGGCACAATTTCGTTCACACCTACCTGCACTTGGGTTACGGTTGCAAACCTTGTCACCTATCTCGGCGTGTCAATCACTAACCCGTCAGACGATTACACGCTGGCAACGCAGGCCGTAAGCGCTGGCAACCAGTTTTGCAGTCGCCGTCGCGCCGAAGCAGGGTACAACGACAGTCTTAGCACTTCGCCTAGCGGTGACGTAACGCTTGGAACGATTATGTATTGCGCAGCGTTGTGGCGTAGTCGAGGCAGTCTAGAAAACGTGTTTGCGTCGTTTGACAACATGGGTACAGCACCGCAACAGTCAATGACACCGATCGTTAAACAGTTGTTAGGTATTGACCGACCTGCGGTGGCGTAGTGCCTGCACCGTACACAGATCTATTTAACGAGGCGCTAGACGATCTGAGCGTTACGCT